ATGAAAAAAACCTGCTGCATAATCGGAGATCGCGACATACCGGCCGGGCGCGCTGATTTTATCAAACAGGAATTGCGCCGCGAAATCGAAGAGGCGATCGCGGAAGGTTATACGCGCTTTATTTCCGGTTTCGGCAAAGGGGCCGAACTGTATTTCGCGGAAATCGTCGCGGAAAAGCGGCTGGAAAACAAGGATATCCGGTTGGAGGCGGCCATTCCGTGCCGGAGCAGGCTGGCGAGCCTGATGCGCAACGACGCCGCGCGAAAGCTGCTTCTTTCCTGCACGGAAATCGGCGTTTACGGCGAAAAATGCACGCCCGAGGGCTGGTTTATTTCGTCCTTCACTACCCACTGGAGATGAGAGAGCCGTTTTGATGAAGGCTTCGGAGATTTTTCTGTCCTCTACTTCCCAATGGAGGTTAAGTGGCGGTTTGAACGAAAATTCTTTGAATTTCTTTCTCCCTCACTACCCACTGGAAAAAAGGAGCGCGGTCGTACAAAGAAATCCGAAATATTTTTTGCCTCTCACAGGTCGGTCACGAAAACGGTTGGAGTAAACCCTCTCACTTCGTACAGGACAGTCAGAAGCGTAATTCGTACTAATTTAAGGAAATAATTTTGTCCCTCACCTGATAGCCACGGAAGAAATGCGAAAAGGACGTTTTTTTTAAATTTTTTCATCGTTCCTACTGGTAGGTCACGGGAACGCAGGAATAAACCCCTCACCTCGTACAGGACCGGCAGAAGATAACTCCGTACCAGAATGTGCAAAAAAATAAGCTATTCGATAAAATTCATCGAATAGCCATAGACGTTTTCACTTTTGCGTGATATAATAAATGCAATAGTCATGGAGGTGCGGTATGGCAGTCAGTTACAAGAAGTTATTCCATATGCTCATAGACAGGGATATTTCCAATGCCCAGCTTCAGAAGATGGCCGGGTATAGTGCAAATATAACCACACGGCTCAAGAACAACACCTATGTGTCGCTGGAGTCCGTGGAAAAAATATGCCGGGTGCTCAATTGTAAGGTTGATGATATTGTGGAGTTCATCCCGGATGAGGATCAGGTGAAAAAATGACACAGCAGGTAAAATCCAAACAACGCGTGGCGGAGCATGGCGAGGTATTCACCGCCGAGCGCGAGGTCAAGGCCATGTGCGACCTTGTAAAGCAGGAGACGGAGCGCATCGATTCCAGATTTTTGGAACCGGCCTGCGGCGACGGAAACTTTCTCTCCGAGATACTCTCACGCAAGCTCGCTATCGTAAAAAAGAAATACAGGCGCCTACCGCTTGATTATGAGAAAAACGCGATTCTGGCGCTGTCCAGCATATATGGTGTGGACATCATGCTCGATAATGCCATCGCCTGCCGTGAGCGGCTGTTTGCAATCTGGAATAAGGAATACAAAGCTGTCTGCAAAAAGGAATGCAGCGAAGATACCCGCGAGGCTGCAAGGTTTATCCTCTCCCGCAATATCGTGTGCGGCAACGCGCTGACCTTGAAATGCGTGGACGAAAACGGACAGGACACTGACGAACCCATCGTATTTTCCGAATGGGCATTTGTAACCGGCTCTCAGATGCAGCGCAAGGACTACACCTTTGACGAGCTGCTCAACGGCGATGACAACTCTAAGAAAAAGAAGGCAAAAAAGGAGCAGCTCACCTTGTTTAATGAGCCGCAGGCCGATGAAGAGGGCAAATTCTTAAAGCAATATATTTCTGATTATAGGAGGGTGCAGGACAATGGCTGATAACCTATTTAACGCTGTTTATAATCCCGACGTGCTGTCGTGTCTGGCGAATCTCTCTAACGACGAGGTGTTCACACCGCCGGACGTTGTGAATAAGATGCTCGATATGCTGCCGCAGGAATTGTTCCGCAACCCTGACACCACCTTTCTTGATATAATCATGCAGAGTTTGATACAATTTAATTTTCCCTTTGACATTCTTCCGCTTGCAGGGTAAGTTGTGGTTGTGCAGGGTAAGTTTGAAACCGGGACCGCCCGGTTGTTTTTATAAATGGAGGTCTGCTTACTCTTATAAAGCAAGGGGTGATATGTTTGAATAACCAAGAATACAATGAATCTCTAAATGAGCGATTACACAAGATAAAAGAATTACGAGAAGTAGCAAAAAGTGTTGCGAGAGGCATCATTGGAAACACCCTATATAAGGAAGATTTGTTTTTTACTTCTGCGCTTGATAGAAGTGTCGCTTTGTTGGATGGTATAGTGAATATGTTAAAAGAAAGAAATTTAACATGTGTAGGGATTTTGGTGCGTTCTCAAATAGACAATTGTATGAGGATTTTTGCCGCATTTATTGCTGAAGATAAAGCTGCTTTTATGGATGGATTTCTTCACGGGAAAAAGATTAGTGATTTTAAAGATGATCGCGGAAATAAGATGAAGGACGTTGTTCTAAGAGAAAGATTAGAGGATTATGATTCTCAGATTAGTGACGTATATAAGAAATCATCAGGCTACATACATTTATCAGATGTGGCTTTTTATTCAAGCGTATGTGCAAAGGATAATTACCGTATCGAATTTTCTGTAGGACTTCCAATAAGAGAGGAAGCAAATGAAATTCTGTTAGAAGGCGCAGATGCATTTATACATTACACATTGTTGGAATACCGATTGCTACAGGCAGTAGTCGAATCAAAGGAACGTGCAGATAAAAGTCCGAATCCTTCGGAGGTGGAGAACAGTGATTGAGGATATTACGAAACGGTCTCTCGATGATATTCGGGCGGCTTACAAGAATTATTTGATTGGGCAGAATCTATCAAAAAACACCATAATGACTTCCTCAACTGATGCTTTTTATATTTGGCGTAAGCAGGGCGCGGAGTCATTCTGGAATATAATTTTTTCTGACAATTTTGAAATACTTGGCAAAGAAACGCTCCTTGAGCTTTTACGTCAACAGTCCAGCGGAAATGCTGAGTCAAATGTCAACGGCTATATGGCGCATCTGCGAAGATTTAAACGTTTTCTTCAAAGCGAGGCGGCTATTGAGATACCGGAGATTGTTATGCATACTGCGAATGTAGCAAAAAGAACGCCAGCAAAAATAGCGCAAGAGCTTCCCACACCGACAATTGCGCAGGTGGAGTATTACCTTTCCCAGTGGGATTCGCTTGAGGATTATCATCTTCAGGAAGACGCGCTTGACCGGCTGTTTTTTACGCTCTGCCCTGACAACAAAAACATATCAGATATTTTGCTCAAGGTCTCTGTTCTTAACGATTTTTATAGCACGAACATTTTCAAGGTATATCCAGTGGCCAAGCATATTCTCGCATTGCATATCGACGAGCGTCTCCAGCGAGGTGATGTTACGCTTGTTGATGATATAAAAGACGTAAATATTAGCGGCAAAACACTTAGCTTCTATTCTTTCGCCACAAAGTATTGCAGCCATCACAAGCCACTCGATTATCCGATATACGACAGTTATGTAGATGAAGTGCTTCGATATTACCGAAAAGCTGACCGATTTGCTTCATTTCAAAACGGCGACCTCAAAGAATATGCGTGCTTCAAAGCGATACTGGAGGAATTTCGCTCATTCTATCACTTGGAGAGATACAATCTCAAAGAGCTTGACAAATACCTATGGCAGGTCGGTAAAAAATATTTTAACAAGTACGAATAGAGGTCAGAACAAATGACAGAAACAATATTGTTAAAGCAATTCATCAAAAACTGCGAATCGGATTTTATGCGTTTTTGTGGAATCGACTCTTTACCATCATATCAGATTATCTCTAAGGAGATGACTCTGGACAAGTCGCAAAATGAAGGATTTGATTCTGTAGCATCAGCGTTTTATGATGTGTCAACAGGTGCGCACCGATTGGAAATGTGGTCAAAACTATACTTGCCACAAATGAATGCGGAATATTTAGTGTTTCATGAATTAACGCACATTCTTGATGCAGAAACATTTTCACAGAAAGACAAATGCAAAAATGTTGCGAATAAAGGCTACACCGAGTTTCATGCTGCACAAAATGATTTTATGCAGATTTTGGGAGCAAAAAACATAGACGAACCATTTTCCTTTAGTATGAATCAAAGATTTGGTACTTTTGCAAGCGAAGAAAGTGCATTTGATTTCCTAATGCTGCCACACAATCATGCAGTCGCTATGATAGAACGTGGTGATTTTCCAGCAAGTATTGAGGCATTAGCTGTTACAATGGGGTTGATTTTCAACTACTATGGTCGTAGGTCAGTATGTAAAATGTATGCTACGGATTATGTCGATAATGCCGATAATACTGTCATCGCTAAATTCATTCGAGAAGACACTGTGAAAGCGTTAGATATGTTTATGCTTGGCTGGTTTAATAAAGACAAGGTGGCAATGATAGATTCCTTGTATTATAAAATGGTAATATCACTGGCACAGCAATATCATCTTTCATAAGAGAAGCGCCTCACAGCCATAATGGTTGAGAGGCGTTCGTCTATTATGGGCTTCATGCCTATATCTCTGTCCCGTCTTTAAAGGTGATCCGCACATCGGCCTTGCTGTAGACCGTGACAAAATCCACGAGGCTGACCCAGAGCATCGGATCAAACTCGGTGACCATACCGTCCAGCGCCCGCAGCTCTTTCAGGAAGTCCTCAATTGTCGCTTGCCGGGTGGCCTTGTCGCTTATGGCAGCGGTCACTTCCTCAAGACGGGTCTTCGCTTTTCTAAAACGCTCCGTCAGACCGTCGTAGCGTTTCTGGTATTCGGTCTGGTCAAGGGAGACGCGGGCGTTTTCGTAGATGCTCTGCTGCATCATTTCGGAAACGACCACCATTTCCTGTTCCAGCGCTGTTTTCTCAGCGTCGAGCTCATTGGTGTCGAAAACTGTTGATTTAATGGTGTCGAAGGCATTGATGATGCGCTTCTTTTCCGGCAGGAGCTTGTTGACCGCCGACACGAAGAATGCTTTGATTTCATCATCGGTAAGATGTGGCGTAGCGCAGCGCTCGTCGTTGTCAAACTTGTGATTGCACTGCCAGATAACCTGCCGATACTTGCTGTTGGAGTGCCAGACCTTTGAGCCGTATAAGCTTCCGCACTGGCCGCATCGGATTTTCCCGGAGAAAAGGTGGACTCCGCTGTGCCGGTTCCGGCCTTTGCCGCGACGCTCAAGCTCACGCTGAACTGCCTCAAAAACGGCAGGCGCAATTATCGCCTCGTGGTTTCCTTTCACATAATACTGTGGGATTTCGCCATCGTTCCGCTTCTTCTTTTTCGTGAGGAAGTCCACGGTATAGCTTTTCTGCAGGAGCGCGTCACCCTTGTATTTCTCGTTTTCGAGCATGTGCCGGACGGTCCCGGCGTTCCACTTTTCCTTGTGGCCCGGCGTCGGTATGCCATCAGCGGTGAGCTGGGATGCAATGCCGAAGGGAGTCATGCCCTGCAAAAACATACTGAAGATGCGCTTTACTATGGCGGCTTCTGCTTCATTCAGGACAAGGTTGCCATCCGGGCCTCGGTCGTAGCCAAGGAAATGGCCAAACGGAACGGTGACTTTTCCGTCTGCAAAGCGTTTCCGTTGGCCCCAGACGCAGTTCTCGGAGATGGAGCGGGATTCTTCCTGCGCGAGGGAACTCATAATGGTAATCAGCAGTTCACCCTTGGAATCCAATGTCCAGATGTTTTCCTTCTCGAAGTAGATTTCCACGCCTTTTTCCTTGAGCTGACGGACGGTGGTCAGGCTGTCGACCGTGTTACGGGCAAAGCGGCTGACCGACTTGGTGACAATCAGGTCGATTTTGCCGTCAAGGGCGTCGGTGACCATGCTTTTGAAGCCTTCGCGCTTTTTCGTGTTTGTTCCTGTTATACCTTCATCGGTATAGACATCGACGAACTCCCAATCGTCGCGGCCCTTGATATAGTTGGTGTAGTAGTCAATCTGCGCCTCGTAGCTGGTAAGCTGCTCGTCTTGGTCCGTGGAAACACGAGCGTAAGCGGCTGTACGTCGCTTTTTCTGCTCGTTCAGCGGCGTCGCTGTAAAACGTGTCAGCGTCGCGGGTATGGTGGTTACTGTTTTGGCCATTTCTTTTCACCTCTTATCTGGCGCATCTTCTCGCTCATGGCATCCCGGCGCTCATCTGTCCAGCGATCCTTCATTGATTTGCTTACCTTCACCCGGCGTTCTTCAGACCACTTGGCTCCGCGCCTTTTATCCTCGTAAGCTTTGGAAGCCTCGTGCCCGTCTCGGAAATGAAAGGTAACAGTGCCGTCAAGGACGCTGGCATACTCGATCTGCGCATCCATGACCGCCTCATCGAAAACCGGGAGGCCAAGCACTTCGGTAACCAGCGCTCTCATTGTTTCGTCACGAATCGCTGTATTGTGGCACTTGTCCTTTGGTCCAGTACAGTACCAGGAGCGTGTGCGTGTGCCGTCCTTGCGAACATTTGACTGGCATCGGTAATTGGAACCGCAACAGCCGCATTTAATGAAGCCTGTGAATTCGTAGTAGGTGGATTTATTGGGATTGGTATCCTTGCGTTTATGGCGCTCGCCCCAGAGACGCCTGCGCTCCGGCGTCCACCAGTCGGTTTTGGCGGTGGATTCCCATGTGGTCGTGATCTCCCGACCGTCGTAAAAGCGAAAGCGCAGCGTATCCTCGGAAGCCACGAGGATTTCTTCGACCTGCTCGGCAAAGGCCGTTTCATCAAATTCCTCAAGGCTCATAACCTCGGCGGCGGTATTCTGGAGCATCTTTTCAGGGATGTTCTTGGAACCACAGGCATCGGCACCCTTTTGGCTTTTAGTCTGGCAGGTCCAGATGTAATAAACCTCACCGGCGGTATTCCGCTTTCCACTCCGGCGGTAATGCTTGCCGCAGATGCCACAGGTGATCTTCGTGGAGAACGCTGTCAAGTGCAGGGATTTGTTACCGAACGGCCCAAGGTCGCGCCGGTGTTTGAACTCGGCTTGAACCGCCTGGAATTCGTCCATCGGGATAATCGCCTCATGCGTTCCCTCAACAAAATACTGAGGAAGCTCGCCACGGTTCTTTTTGCGGCGCTTGGCAATCGGGTCTGAGACGAATTCTTTCTGGAACAGCATGTTCCCAGTGTAGGTAACGTTGGTAAGAACCACCTTGACGTTGGAATCCACCCACTCTTTTCCTTGGCGGGTAAATATGCCTTTTTCATTGAGCGCTCGGCCAATCTCGATCCGCGATGCGCCTTTCAGGTATTCTCGGAACATGTACCGGATGGTTTCCGCTTCCTCCGGGAGAATCGTGAGCCGGCCGTCAATCCATTCGTAGCCAAACACGCGCATCTGACCGTTGGGAATGCCCTGCTGGAAGCGCTTGATGGTACCCCATTTGACGTTGTCCGAAATGCTGCGGCTTTCTTCCTGCGCGAAGGAAGCGAGCAGCGTAAGCATCAGTTCACCGTCCTCGGAGAGCGAATCGATATGCTCCTTTTCAAAGCGCACGGAAATGCTGAGCTCCTTGAGATGCCGGACCGTGTTCAGCAGGTCTACCGTATTTCTGGCAAAGCGGGAAATCGACTTCGTAAGGATGATGTCGATCTTTCCGGCTTCGCAATCCTCGACCATGCGCCGGAACTCATCGCGTTTGCTGGTGCCTGTACCGCTGATGCCATCGTCCGCATAAACACCAGCATATTGCCAGTCAGCGTGCTTCTGTATCAGCTCGCTGTAATAGCTTATCTGGGCCGATAAGGAATGCTGCAGTCGCTCGGTTTCCATAGAAACTCTGGCGTAGGCAGCGACTTTCTTGCGCTCCGGCATTTGCGGTACAGCGGGCTCGATTTTCGTTATTGTTTTCAAGAGAAATCACTCCTTTCCAGTACATATACATCACTCTAAAGCGGCTTTATAGCAAGTCGTTTTCGGATAATAATGTGCCGAATAATGGTCGATATTTTTCCTGCAGTTTTGTATCAATTATGGCGTATTCCTCCTCGGTTAGAAGGCCCTTTTGCCGGAGCGTTTTTGCCAGATGAATAGAAGCCTGATAGTCCTTCTCGGCCTCAAACTGTTCTTTGCTCATGCCGGATCACCGCCTTTGAAGCGGGCCGCGATATAGCAGGCATGGGAGCAGTACTTCCGCTTGGAGTTACCGTAGTCCGTGAAGGAGCGGCCGCAGTAGGCGCAGGTGAAGGTATAAATTGCTTTTTGCCGTACCGCCTCCGGGTGGGCGTTCCACCATTGCTGTCGGCAGTCGGCGGAGCAGAATTTCACCTTTTTTCTTCCGGGTAGCTGTTGCAGCGGCTTTCCACAGCATAAGCAGAAGCCCTGATCCGGCGCGATGCGGGCATTGCTTTGCGCTTTTATTCCCGCGAGATCGTGTGCACGGCAGTATGCCTTTACATTATCTTTTGTCAGGCCGACCGCCTTGGCGATGGTCGTATATCCACAACCGTCTTGCCTCATGGCAGCTATCCTTTGTTTCTGTTCGGTTGTCATGGGTTGTCCTCCAGTGCGAGGATCTCTGTCCTCACTACCCAATGGAGGTCAAAGTGCCGCTTGGCCGAAAAAGTAGTAAAAAAATAATGCCTACCGAAAGACGAATCTCTCGATAGGCATTTAACCGCTTGTTATTCGCTGTACTTGATGAAGGCATCCGTAAAGCCAGCCGCCTTAATCTTGGCAAGCATGGCGTCTGCGTTTGCCTTAACGGAATACGCGCCGACCTGCACACGGTAGTATTTCTTCGGCGCAGCCGGTGAGACGGGAGCGGGTGCTTCCGTTGCCGCCAGCCCAGCCTTTACATCAGCACGGAAAATATCCATGCTCTTGCCGTGTTTCGGAAACCAGTGCATAACATCGCCGTGGTTGCTGGCAATCCCCAGCTTGTAACCCTCCGAGTGGCAGATGATATCCTTCTCTGTCAGTCCGTACTGCTTGCAGAGATACACGCAAAGCTCTACGGCTTCTTTGTAAACGGCAGAAAAATACGAGGCATCGGTCAGACCGTCCTCGCAGATTTCAAAGCCGATATGTGTATC